GTCGGTGCCGGGATTCGAACCCGGTCTTCTCCTTTACAGAGGAATGCAATTGTGTGCTGTAGTGATCCCATATTCGTTATTACTTATTCTATATACCTCAGCCGTGCGAATATGTACACGACAAAATTAAGAGATAGTTGGAGCGGATAGCGAGAATCGAACTCGCGCATTCTCGTTGGCAACGAGATAGGCTACCATTACATCATACCCGCAATTCATAATTCAGTCGGCTTCTTACCAGAGAGAGGAGGGTTGTCGGTGTACTTCAGAGACCGAAACTCACCGGCCTCGTTCTGGTAGTCGAGGTACATGATGCCGGGCTGAGTATCATCCCAGACGAAAGCCAAGAACTTGTATCCCTCGCCGAGCTTGATCTGACCGATCTTGTCCAGGTTCTGGACCTGAGTCTCGGAGCAGTCCTCGCGAATTTGGATTCCTTGAGTCCATGACATAGTGTACCTCGTTTATTGGTGCGTCTGCCGAGTTTCGAACTTGGTTGTCCGGCTTATGAGACCAGTGAGATTGCCAACACCTCCCCAGACGCAAATGGTGAACTGGCTACGTATCGCAACGCTCTACGGTCTCTAGGACGCCAGTTCATAAATGGTGCAAGGTCTTGGAATCGAACCAAGTTCTTCCGCTCTTCAGGCGGACGCTGAATTACCAAACTAGCTCACCTTGCATTATTTTATTATACTCGTTTTTCTCAATAATTACAATCTTTTTTTCTGGGTGTTGTGAAAGAACTGCTTCCATCTTTCTCTTATCATCGCCCCACCAGTAACCTTTTATCTCAAGGAATATATCTTGATCTATCAATTGTAGATCAGGCGTGTACGATTTTTTCTTACCGTCCAATTTATATTCCCAAACATCTCTATGAACAGCTGGTTTATACCAATCAATACCTAACTCATCAAGTTTCTTGGCTATGTTTAGTTCCCAAGTGCCTTGTAGTTTTTGACCTTTGTATTCAAACCATTTACATTTGCCACCACGATTTTTTATGCTCTGTTCAACAGATAATCTTTTGCGAGCCTCTATACCCATCTTATTGGGAACAAATGAACCGTTTGCTATCTTAGCTTGTATTGTCTGACTGTTCTTTTCAGCAGTTCTTCGTATTTCTTCGGAAGTTTCTTTAGTCAGCCCTTTTCTATGGCTAGGGCGACCTTTAGATTTGCTTCCTGTTTTCTGTCCATGAGCAATACCATCTTCTGAGTGCGCTCTCCAGACATGGGCAGCCTTAGCCTTCTCGCTCTTTAGTTCTTTGTTACATATTGGGCAATAGATCATAGTTTCCTCCTACAATCTATTTATATAACAGGCGGACGTGAGCACCAGCTTCACCAAGGTTGCTTTTGTTCTTTAGTCTTCCAGTACTCAGATTCGTTATACTCTTTCCATCTATCACAGAATACTTTATACATATCTAGATCATGTAACACTAGCATATCTGCAAATTCGTTGGGACCGTAGATTCCAACGAGACCGTGTAGGTCGTAGATGAAGTCCAGAGTGATGTCTTCTTCTTTGAAGCCTTCTTCTGGCCAGGTGAAAGCGCTCGTCATGGCACGATCCGTACGACCGTGCTCTCCATCCCGTAGTACTCGACGACCTCATAGAGCACCTCAGCAGCATCGGGATGCAGCCTCACACACCCGTGAGAGGCAGGTCGGCCGAGTCGCTTCAGATCGAAGGTGCCGTGTATCGCGTATCCACCCTCGAAGAATATCGAGAATGGCATAGGCGCGTCGTTGTATTTTTTAGAGTAGTGCATCTCCGCGAGGCGATAAGGCTGGAAAGTACCGGCCGGAGTCCTGTAGCCCTCGCGACCAGTAGACACCGGCCACATCACGCTACCTATCGGAGTCTGCACGTACATCTCTTGCTCGGAGAGATCGATCGTGATGTCGACTTCATGAGCGATTGCCGTCGTGCTCAACGCGAGCATAGAGGCGAGGATCATAACGAACTTCTTCAAGTTACACCTACTCGTTCAAGAGTTGCTTGTTCTCATTCAGCTTCTGTTCTTTCAACTTCGCTTGATACTGCTCGTTGGTCATCAGGTGATAACCCTCGCACAGACCGTTCGGCGACCGGCCGCAGCCGCACTTCTTAGCTTCAGTCATGACGTCCTCCATGTTTATTTGGCGGAGTGGTGGCGGTATCGATCCCCTGACCCTCTCGGGTTCCTCTCGTTTTCAAGACGAGGCTAGCATCCCCGGCTAGATACGCACTCCATATTGGCTGCTCGAGTAGGGATCGAACCTACGACATCCTGATTAACAGTCAGGCGCAACTACCAGCTGTGCTACCGAGCAATATTCGCACCGATTTCTTAGAGTGGTTACGGCCTCCACTTCTTTCCTAGTACTTCTATCTTGACTCTGCAGACGCCTAGGCATCCTATCTTCATGGCAGCGCCTCGAGAGAGGTCTATGGTACGACCCGGTGTGAATGGGCCGCGATCGTTTATCCTGACTACTACTGACTTCTTCTTATACGTCACTCTTACGAATGTGCCGAAAGGCAGTGTCTTGTGAGCCGCAGTCATAGCCCACTGATTGAATCTCTCACCATTAGCCGTGAGACGGCCATGGAACCCTGGACCATACCAGGAAGCTACAGACGAATTTGCCGAGGTCGACCAGACGACTAGTGCCATCAGGAGTGCCGCGACTCTTATCTTCTTAGCCATTTATTCTCCTATCGTTGCAGTGTACCCTGATTTGGATTCATTGTACACGGTTTTTTTAGTAGAATGGATGGAGATCGCCGAGGGACTCAAACCCCCAACCTCTGCGTTCGTAGCGCAGTGCTCTATTCGGTTGAGCTAGGCGACCGTTCTGTGAGAAGTGTCTAATCGCTGTATGTATAGTATGTATAGTTGGAGGAGCCGAGTGGATTTGAACCACCACCTCAAGGATTTGCAGTCCCGCGCATTAACCGTTTTGCTACGGCTCCATATTGGCTGCCCGCCATGGATTCGAACCACAATAGCCAGAGTCAGAGTCTGGAGTCCTACCGTTAGACGAGCGGGCAATAATAAATTGGTCCCGAGTGGTGGAATCGAACCACCGTATCCGGCTCCACAAACCGGCGTTCTACCATTGAACTAAAACGGGTTGGTAGCTCTAGCGGGAATCGAACCCGCCTCTCCACCTTGAGAGGGTGACGACCTAGCCGATAGTCGATAGAGCCATATTTCTGGTAGCCCATACGGGACTCGAACCCGTTTCTGATCCTTGAAAGGGACCTGACCTAACCCGTAGTCGAATGGGCCTTGGTGCTCACGAGAGGACTCGAACCTCCAACGTCTGCCATCTCAAGGCAGTGACTCTACCAGTTGGCCTACGTGAGCGATAGTGGTTGCGGGTGCCCGAGTCGAACGGACGTCTTTGGCGTATGAGACCAAGCTGGAACCACCTCCAGTCTAACCCGCAATGAATGGTGTGCCCTCTGGGACTCGAACCCAGGACCTGCCGGTTAAAAGCCGGACGCTCTAACCACTGAGCTAAGGGCGCATATATAATGAGTCAATCCTAACACAAATGAGGATAATATGGAACCGTTTATTTCACAGATCATCTACATGCCATTCTCTCGCAAGATCGACGGCTTCTTGCCGTGCAGAGGCGACAGTCTGTCTATCAATGGCAACGAGGCTCTCTACTCTCTCATCGGCACCAAGTTCGGCGGAGACGGCAGCAGTCACTTCAACATTCCGGATCTTCGCCCATGGAATGATGTAGGTCCTGACTACGGTCGTCACACTCGTCGCGAGTGGCATCAAGATGAGCTAGTTCCTCACATCGCTATTGCTGGTATCTATCCGGCGTTCGCCTGATTGGCTGGGAGTCTAGGATTCGAACCTAGATAGCGGGATTCAAAGTCCCGCGTCCTGCCGTTAGACGAACTCCCAATAAACTGGTTCCAGCGACGGATTCGAACCGTACTTTGGTAGTGTGCACCTACCGCCCCAGGCTATGCTAGAAATAAATTGGTGTGAGAGGTTGGACTTGAACCAACAATGTCACCCTGACTCATCATCTTGCGAAGATGACTTACGGATTCGAACCGCCTACTGCCCGCCGGCAGGTGTTTACCCTTTCACCACTCTCACATAATTGGTTGGCACAGAAGGTAACGATCCTTCCACCCCTGTCTTATCAGGACAGTGCTCTACCTCTGAGCTATGCGCCAGTGATTCGTTACACCTTACAGGTTAAGCCCTTTCGCGAACAGAGTCAGCAATCCTGTATTCATAGGCTTTCCCTCATGTTGGGCCTATTAGGTCTCCCCTGTCTTATCTAGAAAGACGGGTAATTTGGTGGGCAGGTGCGGTTACGATCCACTCCCTTTAAGGATGGGTTTTACAGACCCACTGCTAGAACCACTAGCTTTACCTACCCGAAACTTGCTGAGCCTCACGCGGTCGGCTCGAATGTTGTCTGTAACTTGGCGACACATTCACAGTAACGTTAGTTCCGTTCTCAAGCGAACGGCGTCCTGTGCGATGGTGACAGATCAAACTTGATGTCAGTCTCACAGTTATTCGACTGACTGTCTGACATTCATGACGCGCATTGCTGCTACGTAGTCAGATCATTATTGGTGGACCCTAAGAGAATCGAACTCTTACTTTCTGCGTGCAAAGCAGATGTGCTCCCATTATCACTAAGGGCCCGTTATTGGCACCAGTGCAAGGATTCGAACCCTGACAGACGGTTTTGGAGACCGGCGTGCTACCGTTACACTACACTGATATGAATTGGTCTAGGTGGCAGGATTCGAACCTGCGATCCCCTGCTCCCAAGGCAGGTGCGATGGCCAGACTTCGCTACACCTAGTTCTAATGGCGATCCTGACGGGACTCGAACCCGCCTTCTCGGATAGACAGTCCGAGGCCTTCCCTGACGGCAACAGGACCTTGAATTGGAGGACCGGGTGAGAGTCGAACTCACACCTTGCAGATTAAGAGTCTGGTGCACTACCATTGTGCTACCGGTCCATGATTGGCTGAAGAGGCAGGGCTCGAACCTGCGACCGTCCCGTTAACAGCGGGATGCTCTACCAACTGAGCTACACTTCAATGTGTCTTATCACTTCAGATATGCACCGACGGTTTCGAAGCCGTCCACCTTGAACGCTCCATACGGGGCGCGGCTGTGACCTACACAGGGGCGGTAGCTACAACGCCCTGGTGCATATCTGAAGAGATAAGAATGAAACTCGCCAGAAACCACTTGTACGCTCAAAGAGTCCACGTACCGGTCGAGTTCGCTCGGTATCGGCCGAGCACCGTATTCTTACCTTTTACACAGCCGACTAAAAAATGTCAACTGTCTTTTTCATCGAGGTCGTTAAAAGATTGTCGCCTCGGAACCTGATCGAAAGATCCCTTCGCGAAGACGACGGTATCCTCCGGTGCGATCTCTCGCTGTGCCCGCTGGTCCCACCCTCGATGGATGAAGTCCGGCGAACCGAATGCGCGACATGCTCGAGTATACTCGTCGCCGCGAAAACCAACGAAGTGAACTGCCATAGCTCTACTCCTAAAAGGAAAGGCCTCGGAGACTTTCGTCTGCGAGGCCCTGAATCTTACGTGTGTCTTAGATCACGTCAAGATGCAGTGCCTCCACTACCGACCCACTGCTTGCGCGGGGTGGCTTCGAAGGATGCTAGATAATTATGAATCGACTGCGTAGACACTACGAACTCCGTTGTTCTTGATCTATATATGCCGCGACACTCTAAAAATGTCAATGCCGCGGCATATTTTTTTCTCAGGCCTGACGAGCAGCGAGCTTCTGCTTGCGCACGAACTCGCGGATCATCGCGGTAGCCGGCTTCTCGATCACTACCTCGGTGGCAGGAGCATCAGCAGCGACCGGAGTCGAAGCCTTCGCCTTCTTCTCAGTGAAGGCCTTGTTGACCTTCTTAATCACCGTGGACAGCTTCACCGTCTTGGGCTCCTTGGCAGCCTTAGCCGCCTTGGCAGGCTTGGCAGGCTTGGCAGACTTCCAGGGAGTGTCGTCCGGCTGGAACTTCGAGATGAGACCGTGCTTGATCATGTACTTGTAGTAAGCACGACCGGCGTACTTGTTGAGGTCGAGGGCGACTGAGATCATGTGAGCGACCTCGAAGAAGTCCTTGTCGAGGTTCTCCTCGATGATCTTGATGGCGGTGGCTTTCTTAGAGCCGCGGGGGAAGGTGTTGGTCATGATGCATATCCTATGTTTGTTTCACTGTAGTCACATTATACACCGGTTGGCTAAAAAATGTCAACCGTAAAATTCGAAGAGAGTTCCCAGGGTTCATGCACTAGGTGCGTCATCTGCAGGTCACTCACAACCCTCATATTCGTAGAGTACCCTATTCAGGGAAATATGTCAACGGTTGAGTTGCTGAAAGCACACGTCGTAGGAGTGTTTCTCTTGACAGGCCGACATGGCCGAGCTGTCGATGATGTTGAGGGCCACCAAGATGGTGAGACCGATCATGGCGATCAGGATGAGAGAGCTCTTCATGTAGGTTACCGTGTTTCCCTGTGTTTCCATTATTAGTACCTTACTCAGGGTGCCCATAAATGTACATGCCTAAAACGCAAAAAAGCGCCCAGGGAGCTAAAAAAATTAAAGCCAACAAAATCAATAACTTAAGCATCCGGCAGCTCCGGTAGCAAGTCATTGAAATTGTTGGCTTTTTAAGCCATTGATTTTGTTAGCTTTTAGTTCAGAGGGCCTTCAAGAGATAAAGGATCTCAGAAGATGTAGGTTCCCTACCCAGGGATCTCTTCAAAAAGAGATATTCTTTTAGATACTCAACTCTGAACATCTTTACGACGCCATCTTCAGGATCATTCCACAGGTCTGAGAGTCTTGATAAGAAGCGCATGTCTTTCTCCTATTAAGCGAGTACAGAAAAAGAGGGCCCTTTCGGCACCCTCTTGTCTTATATATGGTAGTGTGTTTTTTTAGATATGCAAGAATCGAATAGCTTTATGTTCTCTTCTTTCCAATGGTGTACTTCGGCACTAGGTTCCACTCGTCCTTCTCTTTGTGTGCAATGATCTTGATCTGAGACAGAGGCGCCTTGGGAGACACCACCTTGTCCTTCGATACGATCTCTAGCAGACCCCACTCCTCGAGTAGGTCGACGATGGTGTTCCTCCTGCCGCGGTCGTTCTCGTCGAAGTCGGAAGTCTTGCCATCCAGAAGGAACAGCTCCTTGAAGTGAGTGATGTAGTACTTGCCCTGCTTGTGGAGGATGTGGCAAGACTGGTACAGTGTCTTCTCTTTCTTAGAGGCTACTCCTACTCGTGACAGAGTCTCCTTGATCTTGAGGAAATCCTCTGCGTTCTTTAGTCTTACCTCTACGAGTGTTTCTACTACGCTCATGGTCCACCCTTATTCGTTCTTTTTCTTATTGTATCGAGTTGGTGTTTATTGAGGACCCTGAGGTAGTCTCTGGCAGTCTTAGTGCTGACGTTGAAGTGATGTGATAGCATCTCTAGGTCCGCATCCTCTTCAGGCTTCTTGATCCAAGCGTGTTGGCGCTTCATGGACCTGATACTATTTATCAGATAGTCAAATTGCATGAGGTGACCCAAGCCCGCTCGCTGGTTCATCTCATTGGCGTAGAGGATGCCGTCGACGTAGAAGGAGATGGCTCGATTGACTATGTACGGGTTGTACATGGCCTCGGCCTTCTCCGGATTCTCTGAGTTTCTGATTACGTCTTTCTTGCCTTGCTGAATGTCTTTCACGAATTCAAAAGGTGATGTCAAAGTGTTCTCCATGATATATAGTTGTGTAGGTCGCGGACGGGGGTCCCACCTACTCTAGTTCCTAAGGAGAACCAGCATGATGGATTTTTATGTATATGCGTATCTACGTCCTGACGATCTAACTCCCTATTATATAGGTAAGGGTAGGGGAAATCGTCATATCTGCCGCCACTCTGTACCTGTCCCCAAAGACAGATCTCGCATAGTTTTCCTCGAAAAAAATCTTACTGAAACTGGAGCTCTTGCTCTTGAACGCCGATACATCAGATGGTATGGGCGAAAGAACGTAGGCACTGGCATACTGCGAAACCTCACTGACGGCGGTGAGGGATCTACCGGCCGTGTTATCACTGACGAGTTTCGTGTCAAGATGACGATGGCAAATCTCGGCAAGAAGAGAACAGACGCTTCTAAGCGTCGTATGTCTCAATCTCAACTGAACTCCCCTAATCATTCAACACGTGGTAAAAAGAGACCAGACTTCGCTGTGAAAGTTGCCGGCTCTAATAACCCTATGTTTGGAACTGTCTCACCCATGAGAGGAAAGACTCATGTGGTATTAACCTGCCCACACTGCAATAAGCAGGGAGGTGGAGGAGCCATGAAGAGATTTCATTTCGATATGTGCAAGCAACTTATTTCCACTCCGCCTCTACCATGAGGTTGGTAAGGAACGCGGCCAGATTGATCTCAGGATCAGAGACGAACGCGGCCTTGTACTGGTAGTCGGCGATGAGTAGAATGACTTGAGGGATGGAGTTAGGCTTCAGATACTCGTGAGCGTGATCGTACACCTTGCGGAACACTGCCGTGTCAGAGTCGGAATTCTCCACGACCCACTTACGCATCTCATTGAAGTTCTTGGCCTTGAGGTGACCAATCAACTTCTTGAAGCTCTCGTCTCCGAGGTTGCTCAGTATGCCGGCATCGATCTTTCCAGTAGCAGAGTAGCGCTGGAGTTCATTCAGTACTCGACGCCAGTCTGGAATGTGCTTCTTGACGACCTCTGCCACCACAGCCTTGTCATAAGTGATTCCCTCACCAGTGAGGATGGACTCCACCCGCTTGAAGAACTGTCCAGCGAGCTTCGCAAGATCAGACTTAGCGATCTTGAACTCGACAACACTGCAACGTGAGTGGAGAGGCTCGATGATGCGGTTCTTGAAGTTGCAGGTAAGGATGAATCCGCAGTTACGCGAGTACTCCTCCATGAAATTACGGAGGGCAGGCTGAGTGCTGTTAGCGTTGAGGTAGTCGGCCTCGTCCAGGATGACGTACTTTCGTCCGCCGGTAAAAGAAACG